TAGAATTGTATTACTTGCATCTTGGTTGTTGTATTCGTGTGTACCGTTATAGAACGAAGAATCCACTTTTTGCCCTTGTTTGAAAATTGGCGTATTTGCAGAATTTACAAAATCTTTGCTTATTTCATAATAAGCAATTTGACTATAAACGGTTTCTCCATACTTTTCTTCTGCCCAAGTTTGCAAGGCAGAATTAGACATTGGCCAATCTTCGTATAAATTGGTGATATTATTGACTAAAGCAAGAATCCAATCATATTTTGGATTACCATATGCTGTCTCTGCAATCCAGTCAATTCTCTCGCCGTCTTTTACAGCATATTTGTTGAAATACGTAGCGTAATCAAAAATATCTTCATTGAGAGTAAATCTTCTGAAGAAGTTATTTGCTACTACAAAATCAGCACTAGAGAATGGAAAACTCAGTGGTTTTGTGTCGTATTGAATATTTGGTAAAATAGAAAAATACATTAGTAACTCCAACCACTATTTGCAAAATCTTCTTGATATACAATTTTTGTTTCTACAAAAGAAACTTTTAATTCTACCGCAGATGGAAATCCATCAATAAGAGGAGCATATGAACCATCTGGAGTGTAGTTAATATCTACATTCGTAATAGCTAAGGATTTATATTGTGATAAGAATGGATGTTTCTTGCCTCCACGCTTTAGTTGCATTTTCACAATATTTGGAATTCTGATAAAGTTTCCAACTTTTCCATCTGAACTTGGTGTGCTGTTTAAATCAGTAGGTGTTGTTCCACCAAATAAACTATCAAATCCTGTTGCAGCTGCATTACCAATCTGATTTAAAGCACCTTTTATCGCACTATTAAACTTTGTGTTGCCTCCAAATCCAGGAACAGAATTAACTTTAAAACTAGTGCAAATTTGGTGCATCGCTGCTGCATCGTCTGTAGACTTAGCAAACATTTTAAATTTGAAAGCAACGTTTCTGATTTGAGGTCCACCAAAGAATAGTTCTACGTTTGGATTTAAAATAACGCCTTGAGTTCCACCTAAGATATCATTAATTTCCAAGTTTGATTGTAAGTTAGATAACGCCATTCTTAAAAGACCTGCACCAGCGGTCGTTGGGAGTGCCTCTGCTGATTCTAGTCCAGCACCAAAGTTACTCATCAATCCTCCTAAATTACCATTTGTCGCATTAGCAACTCCCGATAAAGCACCAGCACCCAAATTGGATACTTCTTTTCCTCCCCATGTTGCAGCATAGGTTGTACTTACATCTTCTGGCATGTATAGGATAATGTCGTCGCCAACTTGTTCTCCAAAGTTGCCTGCAATATCATTATTTCCACCACTCTGATTGTAAGCGTTTACATCAGATCCTGACCCACTTCTTTGAAATGGTGGTTTATAAGTGTAGAACTGGAACATGATATAGTCTGTCTGCTCTTCTATGAGCATATCACTTGGATATTTCAGAGTCATTTCTTAGTTTCGTTTGGATATGCTTCAACGATTCGTCTTTCTTTGAATCGAGTCATTCTAGATTTATATGTAAGTTGCCATACATCATTTTTGTTGTATGAAAAGGTTCGACCACCTCGCTCGTATACGAAATCTTCTATAGGCAAGAATATAGCTGTTTCCCACTCTTCTTGACCTAGATCAAGAAAACGAGTTTTTTTCACTCCACTGTAGAGATATTTATGAATGATTTTCTGAGGAACGTTAACATACTTTTTATCTTTGATATCTTTGACGATTTTTAGTCTTGCCTTTGGACTCATATAGTGTAGATTTACTCCATAAAAGTGATCACCTTCTCTACTTAGTACATAGACTAGTGGAAATTTATCGTAGAAGGGAATTCTTTTTGAAGTTGCCTTATATTCAAATAAGTACAAGTGACCTACACGGGTTTCGTTTCTTAGTTCGTTATCATCTTGTAATTTGTCTTTTAGAGCAGTTTCTACTTTTTCTTGGCGCATTACCTTTTTCAAGGTATATCTACTAGCCATGGATCGTACTTTTTTACGATACCAATTTGGAGAGTATGATTTACCTTTTGTTTCTTCTGCTATCTGCTCAAAAATGGTAGTTTTAGACATTTAAGTGATCTTCCGTTAGTATCATGAAATTCATTCTTCTATCATCACAATACTCTTCTGCTGCTTCCCATTTTGCTCGATTTTTTGCATAAGTCATGACTGACTTTTTCCATGCCGTAGTTTTTCGTTTTGGATTTTTTTCTGGACCTGCAACTTGCTTTTTTGGTTTGATTTCAATGATATACTTTTTATACTTTCCTTCTTTGTTTACAACTTTAATGTAAAAATCTGGATAGTATCTATGTAGTCTCCCATCAGTGGGGCAGCGATATGGTATAATAATCTCTTCACTACCCCATTCCACGATAGATGGAGTGTTATCACAAAAAATCATAAATTTTTTCTCCCACATAGACCTATAGATGATCCGTGTAGGATTGCCTTTATACTTCTTAGGATTAATTGGTTTAAAGATCCCAGAATAAGCCATAAATACAAATGCTCACTGTAATAGTATTTAGAAGTGCCTTACAATAAGTCAATGAAGGATTATATTAGCACTATCGCCTCTCAAGGCGGAATGGCGCTATCTAATGGATACATTGTAAATTTTACTTTTGATACTGCTACGGGAGTGAAGAGTGTTATTGATCAACTCATACCTGGATCTGAGTTGTATACGATGTTCTGTGATGAAGCACAATTACCATCATCACAGGCTGCTACAGGACAAGTTACAGGTATGCATTTGGGTGAAGGTCGTAGGTCATATGCTCACACAAAAATGTATACTGACCTAGGTCTTGGTTGGATGTGCGATGCTAACATGGAACCATATAAGTTCGTGCAAGCATGGTGGCAATATATGTTCCCAGAATATGATGCAAACGGTGAAATTGATACTCTAGATGGACAAGATTTTGGTGCTACTTACAGCTCAATGCTTGGTAAAGCACCTAAGAGTTCAAATAGAGTCACTAGGTTGCGTTATCCATCAGATTACTATTGTACTATTAAGATCGCTAAAGCAGAGAAAGGACCAAATGGTGAAGTTGAGCGAGTATCATCAGTACATATTTTACAAGACGCTTTTCCATATTCCATTGATTCTGTTCCACTATCTTTTGGACAGTCACAACTTTCAAAAGTTACTGCTAAATTTTACTATTCTAAGCATAGAGTAGTGTATAATGATAACAGAAGTGTTGGTAGTGGTAAACTGCTAGCTCAGAATTTTTTAGACAGTCTTGGAAACCTTAATTTAGGATCTTCAACCACAGCATAAATATTTAAAATAGGATTTTATCATGGCATTACCAAAGGTTACAGCGCCGACTTACGAATTGGAACTTCCTTCGAACGGCAAAAAAATCAAGTACCGCCCATTCCTTGTAAAAGAAGAGAAACTTCTTTTGATTGCAATGGATTCTCAAGATGATAAGCAAATCACGCAGGCAGTCATGGATGTTATGAATGCTTGCATTGTTACTCGTGGCGTAAAACCAGAGAACCTTGCTAGTTTTGATCTAGAATATTTGTTTTTGAGAATTCGTGCTGCTTCTGTTGGAGAAGAAATTATTTTGAATGTTCGCTGCCTGGATGATGGTGAGACTGAGGTAGCACATACAGTAAACATCAATCAGGTGGAAGTCTATAAACCTGAGGGACATGAAGATAAGATTATGCTGAGTGATACAGTTGGCGTAATCATGAAGTATCCTAGTATTTCTCATTTTATTGATATTGGATTCCGCTCTGAACTTGAGACAGATCCTTTGGACGTTGTAGTTGGTTCTTTGGATCAAATTTTTGATGGTGATGAAATTACTGAGGCATCCGATTGCACTAAGAAAGAATTAACTTCGTTTATTGAAAGTCTGACTCAAGAACAGTTTCAAAAACTAGTTAAGTTTTTTGAGACAATGCCTAGACTTCAGCATACTTTTGAGGTAACAAATCCAAATACACAAAAAACGAGTAAATTCACAATTGAGGGTCTTCAGAGTTTTTTCGCATAGCCCTCTTCCATACAACTTTGGAAGAGTATTACCAGACTAACTTTGCCTTGATGCATCATCATAAATACTCTTTGACGGAGTTAGACAATATGATGCCCTGGGAGAGAATTGTTTATATGGCGCTTCTTACCCAATTTCTTGAGGAACAGAAACAACAACAGCAGCAATTCTAATGGCTTCAGGAACACAAGGATATGAAATTACATCTGGAGACCTTACAGAAGCTCTCTGGAATAGGTGGCGTAAACGTAAAGGTGATAAAGATCAAAAAAAGTCCGTAGGTCCAGTCGGAAAGGGTGGACCCTTAGCGCCAACTGGTGGTGGGGGAGGGGGAGTAGTTCCTGCTAATGTATCTGTTGTTACTCCAAATCAAAAACTATTAGTTTCTGGTAAAGTAGATTCATTGGGAGCAGGGAGTAGTGCTCTAGTTGCTAATGGTGGTGGAGCAATTACAAAGTATGATGATAAGTTAGTTGGAGTAAACGTACAGGTATTAGAAGAACAAAAAAAGCAAACTAGATTAATTGCTGCTCAAACTCAATTATTAGCATTAATACCAGGAAAAAAAGGTGGTGCTCTTTCCAAGTATAAAGATCAGGAAGATGCATTAGAGCAAGTAGAAGATCTATCTGATACTCAAGGTTATACGAGAGCAAAAAGAAAACGCCCTGGATGGTTAGACTTCTTATTTGGTCTTTTAAAGGCAATTGGTAAAGGAATTAAGGCAATTGTTCCTGCACTATCGAAGTTTCTTCTAAACAAGATGCTGAAGCGCATGTTAGCGCAGCAAGCAGCAAATGCTTTGAAGAATACAGCGTCGATGTGTGCCTGCTCTGCTGCACAGATGCCTGCTGTTATACCAGCAAGAGTGAGGGATCTTGGTAGAACTACTAGAGCACTTCCCGCATCTGCTGTTAGAGGGGCACTTCCTCCTGCTAGATCAGCAAGAGCAGCACTACCTGCTGCTGCAGCGAGACCTGCACTACCTGCCGCAGTATCTCCTACAGCGAAGTTATTACCAGCAAGAACATCTGGTACTGCATTAGCAACACGAACAACACCAAGAGGTTCAACTGCTGGAGCACTACCTCCTGGTCAAGGTCAAGCATTTAAACCTGAAGTAAAACCGCAGACTAGAGTTTTAGAAACTGTAGATGTTGATAGGGGAAACTTTAAAGGAACTGATAGAAGATTTGAAGCATTAAGAAATAAAGCACAGAGAGCGACTGGTCTAGAAAGAGATGCTGCAATAAACAACCTTAAGAAAGCGGGTGCTGATGTAAATGTAAGACCAGCAACTCCTGCTATTCCAAAACCAGCAGCACCCGATATTCCAACAAGAGGATTATCAAACGCTGCTGGAACAGCGAGTGATGTTGCTGGTGCTCTCCCTGGTGGTGGAGCGAAGTATTTGCTTCCTGGTGCAACTGCTATTACGGCAGGTTTATCCCTTATGGCGGGCGATTATGCTGGTGCTATTGTTGATGCTGCTGATGCTACGGGTGACGCTATAATGGTTTCTGGTGCTACTGGTGCTACTGCTGCAGTTGGAACTGCTTTATCATCTGCTGCAGCAGTTATTGGCGCTGGTATCACATCATCTTATGTTGGAGAAATGACCCGTGGAGTCGGTGATTGGATTCGTGGTGATGGAAATAACATGGCGTTGAATATGGCGAGTGGTATTGTTGAAGGATTATCTGGAACACTTGAAACAATTGGTGCTCCATTCCGTGCAATCTGGGAGTTCGTCAACTCTGGATTTAACATTGAAAAATCCAATGAAGTGATGGCGGAAATTGACTCCAATCTTCGCGAATCTTTCAGGCAAGGACTCAATATGTTTGACGTTATTCCTGGATTGAATCTTATTTCAGATGAGAAAGGAGGATTTGGTACATTAGGATTATATGGTGATGCTGCTAAGAAAGCAGACGCTAAGATGCGTGGTGAAGGTGATGTTAAGAACGCTAGTGGTGGTTCATACTTCCTAGACAATCCTTCTAACTTTGGACCATTCCAAGGTGGTGAAGCAGGTGGTGAAGTTGTTACCTTTACTCCATTTGGAGGAAGACAACTTGTTAATGAGATGGGTTCTCATATGACGACTGCCTTAGAGCAACCATTTAAGTTCGCAATTGGTGGTATTGCTGTTGCTATCAAAGAAGTAATTAAAATTCTTGGTCCTATTGGACAGATTATGGGTCCTGCAATCAAACCAATTCTTGATAAACTAATTAAAATTAGTGGAATAACAAATCTTCAATTGTCTGGAGTCAGTGGTGGAGCATTGAGTCAACTTGGTGGATTGATGAGTGGTCCTGGTGGAATGATGAATAACATGTTCCAAGGAATGAGTGGAAACGTGCAAAGAATGATGAGATCGATGGGATTGAGTCGGTTGCCTGGTGTAACTCCTGGCGCTCAACCTTTTACTGGTCAAACTAGTGAGAGTGATTTTTCTGCAGTTCTACCACAAGGAAGACCTGTATTTAATAGTGGTTTTGGTAATAGAGATCTTGGATATGGATCTACAGATCATAGAGGAATTGATATTGGTGTTGATAGAGGATCTCCAGTCCTTTCTATGGAAAAAGGAACTGTTTCGCACATTATTCCAAATTTCATGCATGGATCTGCAGTTGTTGTGACTAGTGATGAAGGAAATGCAACTTTATATGGTCATGTTGATCCAACAGTTGCTCAAGGAGATGCAGTAAATAAAGGTGATAAGATTGCTACTGTGAAGTATTGGAGGGGCACTGGTAATATGGCTCCTGATAATACTCACTTACACTTAGAAAGACATCCTGGTGGATATGGTGGACGAGCTACTGCTGTAGATCCATTGCAGTTCACTAGAGGTAAATCTAAAGTTAAAAACGCAGAAATTAAAGCTGCTCAAAATAACGCAGCTAATGTTGCTCCTCCAAACAATACAACTGGATCTGTTATGCTTCCAAGAATCCAAGCAGCAGCAAAAGAAAATCCTGAACTGGCGGCACTTGCTAAAGTCATGGAATTCAATCAGGCTACTCAGCAGAGACAGGCTGCACAATCTCAGCAGAATTCTGGTGGTGGTCTTGGTCCAAATCCATTTGTAATGCCTTTAACTGATAAGAATGCGGATTCTCTTGCCCCACTAAATCTATACAGGTTGACTAAGTAAAATGAGCACCGAAAATAACAACAATGCAGCAGCCTGGGGGTTTGAGAGTGTATTCTTAACAGATCACTCGGGAACAAAGCACAATATATCAGCACTAATTTATGGATTTACATATTATGAAGATATTGGTAAACCGTTTATTAGTGCTAATCTTACTTTGATTGACTCTGCGATCAACTTGATTTCTACTGGACCTATTTCTGGAGGAGAAGAAGTAGAAATTAAGGTGCAAGGTCCTGATGAAGAAACATATACTTACAACTTTTTAGTTTATAGAGTTGGTGATAGAAGAATTGCTAATAAAATTCAAAGTTATAATTTGGGACTAATTAGTGGCGAAGCACTCACAAATGAAGGAAGACGAGTAAGTACCACTCAGTCTGGGAAACCACATGAAATTGTTCAGAATATTTTAGAAGAATATTTGGAAACTGAAAAAGATTTTACCTTTGATACTAGTAGTAATAATATGAAAGTTTCTCCAAGTGGGAAATCTCCATTTTCTTTGTGTGCAATGATGCAGGACCGTGCTTTGTTGTCTATCTCTAATTCATCACAAACAAATGACTCAAATGCTAGTGGAGAATTTTTGAGTGGTAGCGCAGGGTATTTTTTCTTTGAAAATCATCGTGGATATAATTTTAGATCGATTGATTCTCTCTGTGATGTAGAGGGAAGATTTGGTAATCAACAAACAGATGTGAAAGAGTTCAAAGATGAACCAGCAGAGCAAATGTATGATGATACTATTTTATCAGTTCAATTTTTGAGTGAGATCAATTTACTGGAGGGGTTAAGATTGGGAGCATATGCTTCCAAGGCAGTCTTTTTCAATATATCGACTGGAAAATATGAAGAATTTACATATTCTGCTCAAAGATCATGGGAGAATCAAGCTCACCTAGGATCTCAAGATGAGTTAAGACCAGCACAAAAAGAATTATCAGATTATCCGACCAGAAGAATTTCTGCTATAATAGATCATGAAACTTTTTACAGCGGACAAAAAGTTGCATCTCCTGAAGAAGGTGGTGGGGAAGATAATGACTATTGGGATTGGACTAAAAGCGTAGTATGTCAATCTATATCTAGAAATTATCTCCTAAATACACAAGGATTGAAAATTGAAGTCCCAGGAAATCTCGATTTATGTGTGGGAGACAAAATTCGCGTAATCCTTCCAAACTCAGTTAATTCGGAAGACAGGGGAGAAGAACCAATTGATCTGGAAAATAGTGGTTATTACTTAATCACGAAATTGTCTAGATTTTTTGATGTTAGTGATAGGAAGGTTAAATCAACCTTACAGCTACAGAGAGACTCCTACGGTCTGCTAGAATAAAATCAGTTAATATAACCAACTATGGAAAACATCGAAGCACATATCGCAAAAGATAAAGAGATTCTTCAGAATCCCATGACTTCTCCCCAACAACGTCGCCATGTAGAAGAAGAACTACATGATTTAGAAGATTGGGTTGAGCATCACAAAGAAGAAATCGAAGCAGGTGATCATCACGATCCCACTCCACTAGAACTGTACTGTGATCAACAACCAGGCGCACCAGAGTGTAAAATTCATGATAACTGATTAGTATGGATCCATCTATCCGATCATTACTACCAGTTCACCAATTAGGTCAAGAT